CAACTGTGCACCAGTTCTTGCTTGTTGATCCATCGTGTCTGCTGCTATTTGACCTTGTAATATAGCTTGTCTAGAGCCACCAAACGCACCTTGTCCAGCGGCACTTGCTCGTGCTTGAAGTTGTTGTTGTGCACCTTTTTCTGCGATGTCTTGTTGAGTTCTTGCAATAACATCTTCAGTGAAAGGATTCATAAATTGTTGATAAGAAGTAGGATCAAAACTTGCATCTCTTGCTCCTGCTATACCTTGTTGTACTGCTGCACTACCTTGTTGTAGAAAAGGCTGAAACGCACCTACACCAGATAAAGCATTTGCAATAGCT